CTTCTTCCCTCAGCAAGGAATTCAGCCATAAGGCCATTACGATTTATCTCATAATTAGGAACATACCTTGCGATTGCTGTGGAAATGAGAACATAGTTGGTGCCTGAAGGAGAGGCTTCTCCACCAACAGTGGTTGCCCACATTCTTATTGTATAGTTTCCTTCAGGTCTGAGTTTACCAAGCGACCAGTAGTTGAGAATGTTACTTTGAACTGAACGGTTGAGTTCATAGTTTTCAACAACAACTCCATTGCCATCAAGTATTTGTCCGTGTGCTTGCAGGGTCATATTTGAACCTGAGTAGATACGGAAAGGAATTATAATGGCAGTGTTTGTGTCTGCTGACACTTCAGTTATTGGAGAGAACATGCTGAATGTTCCAGCATCCATCAAAGTGAAGGTGTAACTTATCTGAGTGCTTACATTGTCACCAGATATGTCAGATGGAGAGTTTCCTGTATAAGAGAAAAGTTTCAGTGTGTATACACCCGGATTGGAAATTGCACCAAGCTCCCACTGCTGGCCTGAAAGTAAGTATGGAGTTGCACCAGACCCTTGGTTAGTGTGTGGAAGAACTGTAATACCCTGTTCATCAATAAGCTCTCCAAGAACTTTAATTGTTTTGGATGTATCTGCAGTCGATGCACTATATGTAATAACTATTGGTGAGTCTGTATTGATGCCAGCGTCAAGAATGTCTTGAAAGTCTGAGCTAATCTTAGCACCACCAACAACTGCTCTGAAAGACAAACTCTCTTCAGCAGGAATTGTTAAAGCATCTACACCAGTTATCGTATAAACGCTCGTACCCTCAGAGGGAGGAATTCCAAGGTCAACTACTATAATACCCTTGTTGGCTTTAATTGACTTAAGTACTGCACCATCTCTATAAACTGTAAGGGTGCACTGTCCATAAGACTGGGAAGTGAATCGCACAGTCAATGAGAGTGGCTCTCCAAGGTCTGAATGGAGAACTGTTCCTTGTGGATACTCTTCTGTGTATTCAAGGTGAGGAACAGTCTCCATAACCTTTACTATAAGGTCTTCATCCTCAACTCCTGTTTTCCACCAATACTCTACAGTACCCCCATTCTCCATAATAGCTACTGTTCTTCCAAGATCTCTTCTACTTCTTGGAACAGCAAGACAAGCTGCTGCTATGCTCTCATAAGGTCCGTAGAGTGCATCTATGTTTGAGTTTCTTTCACGCACATCAATGCGTTGAGCTATATTGAATGTTCCCATTATCCAGCAATAGTTATAGTAACATTTACATTCAGTGGCATATCCGAGGAGAGGTGAAATTCACGAAGAATATAAGATTCTCCATCTTGGCTGTATGTGCCTTTCACAGAGAACATGCTTGTAATGTTTTCATTATTTTCAGTAACAACTCTCTGTAACTGATACGCAGTTGGAATTGATATATAGTAATACTTATTATAGCACGGAGTATTACTGATGGTTCTGCTCTTTGATTTATTGAAATTCCCAATAACACTTTCAGTGTTTCCATCAATGAGAACCTCAGTATCAGAACCACCATAATATACATACTTTCCAAGACCAGAAGGAGTTGGTGGAGTTGGGTCATCCCCTCCTCCACCTCCTCCACCACCAGCACCGTTAATGGCAAAGTCAAGAAGAATTTTCTTGATTTTGTCTCTGCCACCCGGACCAGTAAGGTTTATTCGGTCTATATATTTAATAAGGTCTCGCTTATCCATTTTATATTCTCAACAATGTTTACTCGTAAACAATTTCAACATCTTTAAGGACCCAACCTTCAGGAAGTTTAATTTCATCCCAAACAGAAGCATCGGGCCTTTTATAAATTATTCCAGTTTCTGCAGGACAATACCACCTATTGCTAGACCAGTCCTTATTCGCAAACTGACCTATACTTGTTCCTAAATTAATAATTTCTTTAAGGTTTGTACATCCACTAAAATACACTTGGTCGATATCATCAATAAATATGATTGGAGACTTCTTAAGACTGGTACAATTGTAAAAAGTACCACTAATAGGACTTATACCATAAGGATTTCTAACAGAATTTATATATAACTTTCTAGGAGCTACCTCAAGTGATGTACAATTTGAGAACATGTTATACATACTCAGGATTCCTTGAGTTGTTGCTAAAATATTTGGGGCTCTTTTTAGCTTTGTGCAATGATAAAACATTCTATTATAAGCATTGTCTGGTAATGATTTTAGGGGTAGAACAAGATTTTTTGTAGGGTGTGAACATACATTTGTGTCCTTGAAGAAGCAACTGAACATATATTCACCGGGTGTGTTTGCATGTATCCCTTTAATTGCATTATCTCCATCTATAAGTGACATCATATTTCCATATGCATAGAAATCTTTATCACAATAGATACTACTACCATTAGGGTCATCCTCATCATCTTCGCATCCATAAGTGCTGTTGTTCCCCCTTATAAACAGTTTCTGACCTGCATTCAAAGTAGTCAAGAGTGCGCCTGGACTATCGTAGGAAGAGCTTTTTTTCGTCCATGTCTCTAGGTCAGTGGATATTTCTACCTGTAAAATCACCCCATCACCATTGTTGTCCATATGTGCCAGAAAATATACTTTCGTGTTATCCTCTATAGCTTCAATCGTAAAGTATTCTTTTTCTGCCATCATGTCAAGAACATCACTAGTATCTGGACTAAGGTTTATCTTTCTTACATCACTAGAACTAGAGTCACTAGTGCCTTTTTCCAAACTATTTATCTTTTTAATAAGTTCTCTTCTTCCCTTAGGACCCACAAGAGGAATCTCGTTTATCTTTGTTTTCATAATTCTATATTTTTAGTGTAGTCCTCTTAATTTTAAAGTATACAAGAAGAACAAGCAAAGCTATTCAAGTGTCTTATTGAGATGCCATCCGCTAGGGACACCACTCGGTGAATCAGTTTCCCATATTTCAGAGTCCTTAGGCACGGATATATAGCCCCAACTCGAGACGCCATATAACCAATTCTCGGTGCTCGTAGGTGTTTTAGTTTTAACATGACATTCAATAGAAAAAATATTAGAACATCCATAAAACATTCTTGCAGCCGAGTTATTAGAAAATGATTCAGCCAAAATCTTCGGAGCCGTATGTAGACTTGTACATCCTTCAAACATGCCATAATATGCTTCGTTATTAACTTGCTTGGCTTTTAATTCCTTGGGTCCCCACTTGAGATTTGTACAATTCTTAAACATTTCTTTATAACAACCATCAAAGGCATAATCAGAGTTAAGATTAGGCACTTCCGTCAAACCAGTGCATCCCTCAAACATGCCGTGATAACAATAAGGACGAGCATACTTAGCAGGGAGCGTAGGTACATATGTAATGTGAGTGCAACCAGCAAACATTTTGGCATAAGCGCTGCCATCCAAATCCTCTAACGGCAAAACAAGTCTTTTGTCATTACGAAAATATAAGTATTGTCCAACGCCATGAAATAGTTTTGCAAATGTACATGAACCGGTTCTAGAGGAGTTATGACTTGCTAAAAAATCTTCGCCGTAAATAAGTGACATAATATTGCCATATACATATACAGCTTTATTCGTCTTAAAATACGATGCATAATACTCGTCATCATACTCATCTCCGTATGACCTATTTTTTCCTCGTATATAAAGCTTATCACCAGCATTAAGTGTTGCAAGCAAGGTTTCTTCTTCACTAGATGTTTTTGATGTCCAGTTTATACAATCAGTTGAGACCTCAATGTTTCTTTTGACTTCATATTCGTCGTCCTCGTCATCCTCATATGTCTCGGAAACAAAATAAATAGATGTCGAGTCACTCAATGCTTCAAATGTAAAATATTCTTTCTGGGCAATGGCATCTAAGATATCATCGGCAGTAAGCGGTTCAGGCTTGTTCTTTATATAGTCTGATTTTGTGCTGTCTTTTTGGTTAAAGTCTGCCTGAATTATACTTGATCTAACTTCTTCAATTCTTTCTTTAAGGCTGTTTATAGAATCTATCAGCTCTCTTCTTCCTTTTGGTCCTACGAGAGGTATTTCATTAACTTTTGTTTTCATAACTTTAACTTTTATCGTGTAACATTGCCCAGTTTATCAGCCCACTTCTCTGTATAGAAATCATAATAGTTTTCAGTAAAACCAAACCAAGCATGAAGCAGTGAAGGTATCCCTATCACAAACAGATAAAACGGTCCCAACCACTTTGATTGCACCGAATGACCATACTCGTGTTTTGTATAGTTCCAAGTTTCCTTACTGTTTGGATAATACTTGACTATAATTGTCTCTCCCAGGGAAATTCCACCTGGAAAGCCTTTACATACACGAACTACTCTATCCTTATAGTTCACCTTATTGTCTACATGATAGAATAAGGACAGTATCCAACCTATAAGATTTTGAGGAAGCTGCCAGACAGCAAGCAGTATTTTAATGAGTGTATTCATATGCAGAAAAGTATTAAAGGAATACCCACAACAAGCAGACCTATTGCATCAGCAAGAAAGTCTGCAGTACTGAAATAATTTCCCTCTTTTGATGAGTCCATGCCTTCCTTTACAAATCCACAAAGCAGTGTAACCGCTGAACCAAAAAGAAGAGCAATCCAGTTACTGAAGAACAGTGTTCCTAAGCAAGTGAACCATACCATGATAAGTGCACTTACTGCTGTGTGGGCAAGCTTATCCCACTGCTTGAAAAAGTTAATAATCTTATCCATTTACTTCAACTACTTTATGGTTATTTTCATATGTGTCCCGAACATCAATGTGAAGCCAAGTCACATCCTTTTCAAGTCTTACCGGGTATGGAAGCTTATCACGGTACTTCTTAATCAATGCTCTTGCTTGAGCTCCTGTAATGGTTTTCATCGAACAGTCAATGGCTTTACCAAGAACATGTGCTGAAAGATACATATTGTCTTTATAGGTTTTATCCTTTACAATCTGACAAAGATTGCATCTTAAACCTCTTTGATAGTGCCCTGAGTAATTTACTACCATCGGAGTACACAGAATTTCTTCTCTAAGCACGAGAAGTGTGTGCAGAAGTTTTGTGTCCAAGAACTGCCAAGACCTTTCTCCGAACTTGTTGTATGTATGATTGCATACAAGCTCTTGAATCTTAAAGTACTTCTTCAGTCTTTCGATGATTTCTTTTCTTTCCATTCTTCTTCTTTATTAAGTTTCTCAAGTTCTTCCTGTCTTATCTTATCAACATCCTCTTTTTCAAGCAGTTCATCAGCATTTGGACAACTGAATGGAAGTGCTGAATGAGTAAGAATCGCCTTTATGAAAGCATTCATTGAAAGGTTGATTCCGTGTGGCTTCAAGAAGTTACTTATCATACTTCCTACCTCAAAGAGGATGATAAACATTGTAAGCCACTTTGCCCAGCCAAAATCACTATTTGCCGCAGTATTTATACAGCAGGCCATCAGTACAAAAGCAAAGTATACTACACACTTTCCAAATGTCTCTCTGAATGCTCTTGAAAACCTTATTGGAATATCCAATTTATAACATTTCCATATCCCTGCGGCAAGGTCAGCCATAACAACTGTAAACATTGTTATGAGCCAAGGAACCATAGTGGTCAGTGACTTTTCAAGAAAAGCCATCATAATAGGTATCAGTGTACCACTGGCTATCTGTGTGACAATATACTTTGTACTCATAATTAATAGGTATTATTATTTCTTTGTAGTTGCTGAGGGCTTACGCTTTGCAGCAATTCTTGCAATATCATTTCTCTCAGCCTCCAGACCGAGCTTCTTTCTCTCAATATCTAGTTTCTTGCTATCCTGCTGAAGCTTGAGATTGAACTCTCTAATCTGCTCATTCAGTTTTGCCTTTTCTCCTTCTCCCATGGGTGCTGCAATACCATCATTATTGGTGTCCTTTTGAGCATAAGTAGCTTCCAACTTGCTATCAGCCTGAATCTGAGCCACAAGTACCTTAGTTTCATTATCCTCAGAATTCATGGCCACTTGTGTCTCAAGCTCCATCTGTTTGGCTTGAATCTGAGCTTCGGCTTGTTGCTGTTGAGCTTGCAGTTCCATTTGCTGGGATTGCTGAGCCTGCTGTAGTCTCTTCTTTTCAGCATTTTGCAGAATTCTAATCTTCTCCGCAAGAGAGTTTGTATTAATCCACATCTGCATAACATCAGCAAGGCCTGCCTGCTGTGTTTGAAGTGCTGCTTGAGCAAGGGATTCAATCTTTTGGTCAAGATTAAGAACATCAGAAGAAGAGTCAACCACAATACCATAGCTATTCTCAGCGAACTCATCACCATCAACTTCAATAAGCTGTCTGCTTGTATCTGAAAGAATGTGTTCAAATACAAACTTTCTTCCCTTTGCAGCAACCTTGCAATTCTCAATGAATGCATCAAGAGACCGTCTCTTAATGTCATTATGAATTGCAAAGTATCTTTCTGTGATGTATGAAGACTGCAGGGTGGCTCTTTCAACACCACCCACAGTCTCACGGTTCGCAATCTGGCCTTCTCTCTGTCTGTTAATACCAACAATTTCACCCATTTCAGTCTTTACCCACTCAGCAAGATTCATCAGTTGCTGAATGTAATTACCTGAAGCATCGGCAATTACTCTCTGGGTGTTGTTGTTCAGTTGGCCAGCCATCTTGCCAAGCGAGGCCCCTCTTTCACCTTCCTTGAAGGAGTCACGGACTGCAATGTGGTTGACCTTCATAAAGTACATCCACTTATCCACTGACCACTCGTCTGGAATAAGGGCAAGGTCAAGTTCAGCAATGGCACCCCATGAAGATGCAAGTGCATCCTCAAGTCTGTTGTGTATTACATCGTAAAGATAATTGTATGGCTTCATCATATCCACCATACTGAATGGCTTGTCGTGATTGAAATTGTAGATAGAACCTACAACACCAAGATGACACTTTGAAGGGTCTTGAATTGTATTATATTGAACAAGGCGAGGTTTCGGCTTTATGAATATACCGTATGTACCATCTTGAGAGTGCTCATCAAAGTTTTTATTGTTACCTCCAATGAGAGCACCTTCCCAAGCCTGATTGACCCACATTGTTTCACTGGTCTCTCCAAGGTCTTTGTTTGGAACATAGTTCTCCCCAAGGAAAGTGAATTCCTCTTCACCAGTTTCAGGGTCATATCTCTTGACTTTTTGAATCTTACGCATTGACTTCCAACGCATCCTCATCACTCTGACATTGCCATCGTCATCATAAGGAGCATAGTTGTAATAGTAGTCAAAGCCAACAGGACCAAATACTTCAGTGGAATTGTATGTTGGATAGTCTTCCTGAAGCATATCCCTTCTTATGAAGCCTTGTCTAGGGTCTGCAACTCCCATTGTGTTGGTTCCTCCAGCAAGGTATTCAGGAAGATTGTCAAGGTATTCGATGTCTCTCTTTGAGAGCTGGTCACCATAGGTATCAAGAATTCTTCCCGGGTTCCAGTACTCTACGAATATAATAATGTCAGCATCCTCAAACTTGTTTGAGCGACCCATTCTGAATGCAGACATTGTAGTTTGGTCAACCCTTTCAATGGTTGGCTCTCCTCCTATAATATCCAAATCATAGGCTTCCTCTCCAATGGCAAGGGCATCAATATAACCATCATTGTACATAAGAGGCATGTTGTACTTCTTTGAGTAGTGACGAATGAATTCATTTGCCCTTATTTCTCTGAAGTCCTGATAGTTATATGTGTACTTGTCATTCAGTTCTTCCAGTCTCTCCTCATAGTCTTCCATAGATAGGGAGGTGTCTTCGACAACCTCTCTTAGTGCACCAAGAACCTGCTCCTTCTTTACCCTTTCAATGTCTGAAATAGCACTCATATTGGTGACTATGGCTCTCCAATCAAAAGGCCTCTTCAGTTCCTCACCAATAAGAACCTGAAGCTTGGAGTTCATTATTGGGAAGTGCTGAATTTTCTTAGGAATGTAATCTGCGATTACACCTGCAGGATTGATTATTGTGGCAAGATCGTCCATATGGAGTTTGCCAGCCATCAAATCATAATTAATTCTTTTGTGTCTTATGGAATTCCTTACAGGTGAAAAGTGTTCAGGAGTTCTTGAATTACCCCACAGCAAGCATTTCTCTCCCCAACCCACTGTTTTCTTGGAGAGAGGCAAAGCCTGTCTTGGGAATTGTACTATATCACTCATAACATCTAATATATGTGACAAATATAATTAAATAATCAAACTGTGCAAATTCAGTACTAATCAATACAAAATTTACTGCCACTCTATAAGTTCTTGAGTGGACGGAATATTGAACCCTTGTCTTGCCAAGGTAGGCTTGCTGCCCTTTCCATAATTCCTTTCAAAGAACGGGTCTTTGGACTTTGGATTGGCAGGCTTCTGGTTCTTGATTCCTTCAAAAGATTCTCCAAACTTTGACCTTCTATCTTCCCTGAGAATCATAAGCATTCCCATAGCAGAGATTCTATCAAAGTTACCATCAGGATTCCATTGTCTTGCCTCCTCCATAAGGGCTCTGTTCCACCAAGTCATTACATTAGGAATGGTGACCTCTTCATCATCCTGACCATTCTTTACCTGCACTATCCCCTTGAGCATATAATCTTTAAGAAGATCCCTGCCCCACTCATTAATTCCAGAGGAAGCATTGGTGCCATAAAGTTTGTTTCCAACCTTTTCAACCTTATTATTGCTTCTTGCTCTTACTACCTCAGGTTCCTCCTCAAGGTAATGAAGACAGTGCTTCATCTTCATATATGCATGGAAACCCTTCTTGTTATTCTCGTAGTTGACCTTGGCGTTATAGAAGATGAGGAGTAGTCTGCACACCTCATAACAGGCGTCTGCACTTTCCAATCTTCCAGTCCATTCAGCAACTATTTCATCAGTGAACAAGTCAAGAATGAATATGGATACAAGGGACATTGTATCAGCAGTATCATCATCAATAGGGTCAAGTCCAGCTATGTACCTGTTGGGCATAACCTTGCCATTGGCTCCCTTTATTGGAAGTGCCTTTATTTCAACTGCACCAGCAACCTTATTGTCCTTTGTAGGGAATTTTCTGATAGGAGTATCACCAGTCGGTTCAAAGATTACCTCTCCATTACTCTTCTGGATGAGTCTTCCTACATACATATTGTCGTAGAAATTCGGATTGAGGTCAATTTCTTGAATTCTCTCGGTGAGTTGAGCAACTGGGAACTTCGTACCATCCCTACGCATAATTGCGTCTTGAATGGTGATGGGGTCTTCAGCCTTTGTTCTTGTAAGCTGCATAGGGTCTGGATTGTGATATTTGGCAATCCATCTCTCGCAGCATATTGAGAACAGTGCTGCAGTTACATCAGAAATACCATCCTTATTATAGCAGCCTGCACGATTCACATAGGCAGGGAAGAAGAATATGGAAACACCTCTTGTCTGTGCAGACTTGTCCCATACATTAGGATATGCCCTCAAGAAAAAGCCTGTAGGGTGGTATATCATATCCATAGCTGAGGAGAAGTCATTTCCCTCTTCACCACCAGTACCAATCAGCACTATTTCACCGAACCAAGTGTTGCCTTCCTTGACTGACTTAAGGCTGATGTTGTATGTATCTGAAAGGTTAGGGAACTTACCGAACTCCTCAAAGCAGATGAAATTCTTTCTCTTACCACGAACCTTATCCGGGTCATCTTTGACAGCAACACCAAGAACAGTGTTTCTTGTACCTGACTTTGCACCCGTATTAAGGTCAATATAGCCCATTTCCCAAGACATATCATTAAGAGTTCTCTGCAGAGGCTTTCTTGGGAACTGGGTATTGTTGGCACAGTGGTCAATCATCTGCTCAAACTTGTTGAGAGTACCATCCTTGATAAGGAACTGCTTGTCATAAGCCACTACCACACCACCAGCATTCTGTGGCTTCTTTGCCTTAATCTCTTCTTCAGTTCTCTTCCTTTCTCCCATAATGTAAATCTTTGAGAGTTTCGAAGCGACTGAATATGACTTTGAGGCACCACGCTTTGCTATTTCAGCAAAGTTCTGACCCACCCTTCGTGCATCTCCCCAACCAATGAATCTCCAAAGAATTCCTTCCCAGAATCTTGGAAAGTCGGTGTCTCGTTCACCAACATTTTCATTCTCTCCTTCAACGGTAAGTATAATAGGGGAGTAGTTCAAATACCAATAAAGGTCACCGGGAATCCAAGCACCGTCAGATTCCCTTAACATTCCATTATAGATACGGTCAGCCTCTTGGTCAATCCACTTTCTGTAAGCACTGTTTGGATTAGGGTTGGGTCTAAGGTCCGTATATCTTCCGGTCTTTTGAAAATGTATTGCCGTTTGTCTGAAATAATCGGTGTCTTCAATGATAGGAGGTTCAGTGATTTTCCATATGGCTTTACCACTCTCATCTCTGGGCAGGTCTTTGCAAAGTGGTCTGTTTGGGCTGATAAGCCATTGAATAAATGGTATGGTAGAAACTGCTTCATTGAATTCTTCTCTTATTTCTTCAGGGCAGTCCTGCCAACTGAAGTATGACTGTTCTCCAGTATTCTCATCTACATGTGTATATCGTAGATTCTCTATTGGGGTTTGGTATTTGTTGAGTTCCATATTTCTTCCCAATTAAGTATTAGACTTGCAAGGGTTTCTACATAGGCTTCCTCATTAGACATTTGTATGTTATCCCCTGCAGCACAGGCTCTCCATCTATATAAAAGATTGACTTGGTCTCTTTCCTTATAATATATTGAAAGAATCGTACATTTCTGTATAGGAAGAGGGCCTTGTTCATACTGCCTTCTGACGATAAACTGGCCTTCCAACTTTTTAATCTGACGGATTCTCTCCAAGGAGAGTTCCAAAAGTTCTTCAGGATTTCTCATAGTCCATCTTCAAACATTGCATTCTCCGAGCCTCTGGCTCTGGTATTCTCTCTGATTTCAGCATCCACTCTCCTTTCAAGCTCCTGCAGTTGAGGTATAAACTTAAGAACTCTTTCAAGTGAAGCCATAATATCATTGACCTTATAAACTGCAGCACCCTTGTCAGTTCTTTCCGAAAGCCTTTCCCTTGTTTGTTTCAACTCCTCACTAAGGGCATCAACGGCAATTCTTGTACTTTCAAGTAATCTCGTAGACGAGGTTGTAGTGTGCTTTTCATATATCTCCATTGCCTCTTGGAGTTCTGGAGAGGGTTTGAAATTCTCAGGTAATCCTTCTTGCAGGACAATCTGCTTATGTCTCTCCTCAAGGTCAATAATATAAGAGTAAGTAGAACGGGGGTCTACCATAAAGAACATATAGGAGATTTGTTGCATGAACCTCTCCTTCTGTTTGGACCTGTCCATATTGTACAGCCTTCTGATGGGTCTTACAAGCAGGGCCTCTTCAGTAGGTTGCACCTGATAATTTGACCATTCAAGCAGTTTCATATTCAAAAATTAAAGCCCGCCCGCAAGGGCAGGCTGATTTGTTAAGTTCGGTTAGTTTTTGCCTTTTATGATTCCTCCCGGAGGGATTATAATTCCTGGGCTCTTTTCAATGACTGGATGAAAGTCTTCAAACCCATCCTTGGGGACCTTATAAATGATGTCAGAGTCATATAAGACCATTACAGTCTCGCTTGTCTCCACGCCATCTTCGTGCTTTGTGTAGATTGTCTCGGTGGGGAAGACTACGGCAGTTCTCATATCATCATCCGTAATCTTCTTGTCAATGTTCTTCAGACTTTCCTTGTGCAGGATTTGTACATATCTTGAGGGGTCTATGCATACCATATCCCCAACTTCTACATTCTTTGCGTTTGGACCTACGGCCAACACTCTCTGGTACTCCATAGTGTGCCCTTCCATCTGGGTGAACAATCCTCCAATTGTTTGGGCATCTTGTCTTGAGTACTGCCTCTTTGTTACTACGATACGATTGAACATCGGTTCAATCATCTTTGTTATCTTTATCATTCTTCTCCTTTTTAAGTTTCTGTATTGTCAAATACCTTTTGTTCTTTCTCTTGAAGTCCTCTTCGGTAATGTAGAACTTTCCAATTCCTCTTACATTAAAGTTGAGTCTGTACGACTTGAACTCATCAATAGGGGTTTCAACGGACAGCTTGTGCTCTTGGGCCTTATCGTGTATGAATTTCCAAGCAGACATATATGCCTTATGACATACTTCATAAGGTATATCCAGCTCTTTTGAAGCTTGTCTTATGCATTTCTCAAGTGACATTGTTCTTGAAAATAAACATCCACCTCACAGGCTTTCCACTCTCATATGCAGGTTTGTACAATGGCTCAATTCTCTTCCCCTTGATTATTCCACCGTCTCTCATCTTCTTGAAGATGTACTGCATATAAGAGTATGAAATGCCCAGAGATTCAGCTACGGCGTTCTTTGTTTCAGCATCAAAGAGAACCCTGTCAATCAGCCTGTCGTCAGTCATTGTCTTTGCCAGCTCGTGTCTTCTCTTCAAGAATGCAGCGGCAAAGTCCATCTCCTTGCTTGCAAGGCCATGGAGTGGACGCATAACTTCAAGCCAAGCACGGAAGAACTCACTATCCTTGTTTGGGATAGTGGTTACTCCCGTAACTGTGGGTTTCTTTGCTTGTTCTTCAGCCATTTTACTTTTTGTCTTCTTCCTGCTCTACAGGGAATGGCGGGAACATCATTTCCTTGAATTCTTCAGCACATTTTTTATAGAACTCTTTCCCAAAAATCTGATCCGTTCCTTCAGTAAACAGCACTTTCCAAAGGAAGTCAAGACGATGCTGAAATTCATTTGTTGCAAGTCTCAGTTGTAAATCTCTGTGAGCCTCATACATCTGCTCCATCTGAGCATGCATCTGCTTAATTCTATCATTTGCCTGATTGAGTGCAAACATTAGATTCTCAACTGAAGGTTCTTTACCTTCCTGCATAGTCTTTTTCAGGGATTCTTCAGCAACTTTCTGTGCTTTTGATTTTGTCTTCTCCATAACAATTTAGATTATTTGTCGTATTTATCTTTGCCTACAAGCTTCAAGTATTGCCCTATAAGAGCAGTTCCAATTTCAGTGCTACCACATCTTGGGCAGTAATCACCAACTTCCGGGTCTGAAAGTATCAAAAGAGACCTGCATCTCTTGCAATAAAAAACAGGGATTGAGTCATATTCTTCAGTTGTCATATCACTCAGCATAAACAAGGTTAAAAGTATTGCCTTTAACCACTATCTGTACTATGCTTTTTGGATTAATCTCCCTCTCATTGGCCTCATTCAGAAGGTCCTTCATGTTCTCTCTAGCTATGTACTTTAGTGTTTTCTTCTCCTTGGTATTCATAGTGGTCCTTTTTGCAAATGTAAGAGAATTTCTTATAAAAAACAAATAAAGTTCTAATATTAGAACTTTATTCCTCCATGAGCGTGTTTCCACTTCTTTGCATTCAATGCAAAGACTGCCATTTTCTTTTGAGCAGGAGTGCCATGAGCCTTAAACCAAGAGGCTGAATGGCCAGTTCTTTTCTTCAATGCAGTGAACTTTCCTCTATTCTCTTTCTTTATATGTATCTTATGTCCTCCTTCACTAAATTGGTCAACTGGAGTGGCAAAGTCATCAATGAACTGACCCATATTAACCATACGGTCAAACTTTATCAGGTTGTTTGTTGCTCCCTGCAGTCTTGGAGACCATCCCCATTTAGGAAAATCCTTTGAAAGTTTGTCCACTATTGGTTTTGCTGCCCTTGCCACTGCTCCAGATATTGTGGTCACCTTCCCCATTTTGTCTATACCACTGTCTGTATTATATTCTCCTGTTTGCAATGATGCAATATCCCCTAAATCAGACATTTTTCCTGGGTCCATTTCCACATCTCTGTATGTT